ACCCTGGGCACATCGGCAAAGGGTATTGTTTCAGCCGGGAACGGAATACCAACCTGCGCGCCAACCGCACGCCTGATTTGGTAAGTTTGATGAGGAGCTAAGTCCTTATCGAGCTTTGCGCCATCAGGGTGGTAGGTTAATACAAAGGCCCACACGGGTGACCCGACCGGATCAGTTACCGTAAAGGTGTGTGCGGAAACATGCCAAACCTCTTCTTGAAAAAATATAGCCCCCTCGGTGACGGTTGCCGTGGTTCCGGAGTATGTTACGTTGCATCCCCACAAAATCACGGGGCCGCTTATTCCAAGCCCTTTGCAAAGGTCTGCTATGGCCAGCCTTACAGCGTCATCTACCCAGCGCAGATCGTTTGACTTGAGCGAGAACCCGCGATTGTAATCAGTTATTAATTTGTTCATTCTTCATAGGTTTGAATTGTGAATGCCGGACCGGCAATTTTGTATTTCTTAACGAGCGATGAAAGGTAATCGCCATCGTAAACAAGCGTGTCGGGAACGTAAACGATAAAGTCCGATCCGCCAGCGCTCTCGCTTGAGTTAAAGATGTAGGTTTCGGGCTCTGTTGTTTCGTCAACATTGTAGATGTATGTTTCCTCCTCGTTTTCGGCAACGTTGTACAGGTAAATTTCCCCGGCCTCAATGTTGTCATCAATGTAGATTCTGCGCAAGGTTCCGTCGCTATAGTAATAGTCATTCAGTACATACTCCAGCTCCGCAACCTGGCCGTTATATCGCGCTTCATACAGCTTCACATCGCGTAGGCTAAGGAAACTATCATAAAGCGAGCTGACAGGGCTCAAAAGCGCCTGAAGCCAGGCGAGCATGACCGGCTTGCGCAGGAACCAGGGCAGCAGGTCACCAATAGGCTTATCGAAATTGATATTAAACATTAGCCTGATAGGTTAGGGTTGCGCTAAGCGGGTGAGCCGCATCGATTTTAAAGCACCCGGATTCCGGAATATGAGACACCGGGATGCTAACATAAGCCGCAACCCCATATTGATGCTGCGCCGTGATGGAAACATCATAAACACCCTCAACCGATTGAATAGCGTCAACAATTGCGGTGATCTTCAGGCGGCCATTAAATGGAAGTGATCTCAAATAATTTTGAATTGCAAGATCAACAGTTCGCAGGCCTGAGGATATATCGACACCATTGGAAGCGATAATGAGCGGATCATAAAATATGGTACCGTCAATTCTCAGTTTGTTTGCCGCGCTGTTTACGATCGATACTTTTGTGCCGGCATATTTCCTGCGCTGTAGGTAAGCGGTAAATGCAGCCTCCTGAGCTGATGAAAGCGGCTCAAGCTCCCCGGCAACTTCGGTGGCTATCTTTACCACCAGCCCGCGTTCGCCTTCGCTTACTGAGCACTGTTTTACAATCAATGCGGCCTCATTAATAGCAGGGTAGCCATATTTGCCGTTTTCCCAGGCTAGGGCCTCCCCATACTGGAACTGCTTACACATGGCTTGGTACCACGGCAGCGTTCCCGGCTTGAGGCTTTCCAGGAGCGTTGTTATTTCAAATTTGAAAAGGTCAAACATGCTTTCAACTGTGAACAGCACTGCGGCGGTCACCCATGCCCACATCCGGTAAATTGAAGTTACTGAAGCACTATCAAGCGCGTTCAGCTCCGGGGTTGCCTCTTTTTGAGCAATTATTTGACTGAAAATTGTTTCTATGCTTCTTGCCATGTGGTTTGTATTTTTAAAAAAAAAGGTCAGGACTCCAATCTTAAGCCCGAAGGCTAGCCCTACGAAGAAGGCAATATTGGCTTCAGCCCGCGGGGGGCTACTTAATCCTGCTTGGTAGCCCTAACCATATTTTTAGTACGTTGTCCATTTTGAAATTACTGCGTTGTACCTGTACCTGAACATCACCGAGTTAATTGATGTAGTAGGCGAAAGAGAAACTTTTGTTCTAATCCAAAACTCGTCGCTCAGGTCTCCGACTAATTTTTTAACCGGGCTACTAGTGTCGGGGTTGTCGATTACAATTGCAATCCTGAAACTCGTTGATAAATTTTGTTTACCTGAGCACTTAAGGTCATGGCAATCTGAAAGGTCAAGCTCATCAGAAAGTAATATCCTTCTATTCTGTGATATGCTTTGCGCATGAAAATACTCGTATTGATTGAGCGGTACAGTCATTTTTTGCCGCGGCGCAACGGATGTCATCGGGAATTCTGTATGCCTTCCAGTTGCGGCCAGTTCTGCTACCTCGCTCGATGTTTCTCCAGTGTAAAAATTGGAGCCTGGGTATTTGATACCGTTTAGGTGAGGCTCATGCGCCCATCGTTTTTTTAGTGTATTGTCAAAAAACCTTATATACTGCTTTACTGATACCATTGTGATTATTAATGATGTGGTGCCGGTTGCAGTAAAAACAAGTTCAGGATTAAAGTTTGTGGCTTTTACCCTTGCAGTATAAATCCCGTCAGCGTTCCTAAGCTCGCTCACGTAATCTCCGAAGGACATGGTTACTCCGCCAGATTCATATTCTTTAATTTCAAAAGCTACCTCGTAATAGCGGTAGCGGTAAAAGTTTGTTTCTATCCTGGCTCCCGAGCTTCCATCAGCCGCATTTTCAAAAAGCATTACGTCAGACTCTACGCTTACATTTTCGTCGCAGTTCCATTGGCTGGGAATTGTAAAACCTGTAAGCATAAATTCATTGCCTAGCTCCTCACTCTTTAGTTTGCGCCTACTATAGCTTTTACGCTTAAATAGCCATACTTCAGGGTTATAATCAAGAAAGCTGAGATTATAGCTTTCAAACCAGCATTTTAATGAGTCCCTTCGTGGCCGGGTTTGAAGTGCGTGCTCTAAAAGCCCGCTTTCAAGTTTTAAGCGTGGAATAATAACCGTATCTGATGCCGGCGGAGGTGGCGGTGGTGATATAATAGTATTGTTATTCACTATCAAAAGCGCCCAGGCTTGTAAAATGGAATGCAGCTGACTGCCGAATGGCTGTACAGAAATGATTTCGGTAAGCGTTTGAATTGCCTTTTCAGTCCATATGTTCAGCTCCCGTCCAGGCACTAGCTCATCGGTAACGCTCAGCCCAGGGTTGGCCTGCAAGATCAGGATAACGCCTTCCGGGCTTTTATACTCCTGCTGTGCGATATCCCAAATATTCTGCCCGGATTGGACGTGAACTAGTTTAACAACCTCCATCCCTACTTTTTTATATAGTTATAAACCTTACCTGCTGCAAATAGCAGGAAGCCACCACCGAAATACATCAGCCACTTTTGCCACCATAGAAGCTTGTTTGTTTCAACAGGAACTTCGATGGTTATTGGTACTTCAGTTATGAAAATTGAGTCGGTAACGGGAATATAAATTGTGTCCTGGGGAGTTTTTGTTTTATAACTAAACTGACCGTTTTCAAAGGAAACCGATGATTCTATGCCTTTACCCTTTTGCTCAGTAATTTCCTTCAAATAAACATTGTTAAGCGAATCGCACGCAAACAATGCAGTAAGAAGGGAGCTGTCGGCGGGTACCGGAACCGGAACCAGGCGTTCTCTTATGGTCTCGGTAGTTTTTACCGGTACCTGCTGAGGTATTGAATGCCTGTTACAGCTTATCAGGATTACGGCTGCTATTATTGAGAGCGCTCGTTTCATTTTTCAGTAATTTGTTAAGTTCGTTAAGCTTTTTGATTAAACCTTTATTCTCATCGCGTAGCTGCTCTATTTCACTCTTCAGGGCCTTCTGGTTCTCCAGCAACTCCCTATTTTGAGCCTCTAAGCTATTCTGGTTTATAAGCAGCTGACTGTTTTGTTTTTGAACATCAACAAGCCTGTCAAGCGTATTGGTGTAGCTGGTTGAAAGGTTATTGATTGATTGTTGCAGCTCAGCAAGAAAGTCGTTGTTTCGTTTCCGCTTTGAAAACAGCCAGGTTACCGCTCCATAAATTACTCCTCCGGAGCCGAAAAGAATTGATATTATCTCTATGTACATTACGATTCGTAGTTTGGTTCGTAATCAACTTTAAATTCACCTAAGCCATCAACCTTCAGCTTATTAACCTGGTAGCCATCGGCCTTCAAGTTAACTTCAATGCTGCGCCTCATTTCGGCCAGCGATGTATTTTGCTTCTTGACATAATTTGCAAGTCCAACACCCATGTCAGGGTATTGCCTGAGGCTTCCTTTTGTTGCGCTCAGCAGTAGTTCAACATTCTGCTCGTCTGATTCAGATACAACGAAGTCACCGTCGATTATCTCGAGGTCACCGTCACCATTAAGCATGATATCTGTTCTTGCCATCAGTGCTTTACTTTTTTGTTTTCAATACTTGAGTAGTCTTCCTTTTGCAGCGCTTCAAAAAGCGGAGTTACTATACCAACCCAAGCCGGGTTCGGTTGCAGGCTTACGCTTGTAATCACATTCTTCAGTATTGAGATGATCATATCGATACGCGCCGTGTTTCTTTGAAGCTGTTTCTTCAGCTCAGGTGTAATTGTCAAACCGCCATTGCCGCCGTCGTTTATTGTTATGCCGTCCTTTGTCCAGGAGAGCTTCATTCCATCAATATTACCGCTCAGCTCTTCAACATCGCTTACTGATATCACCGCGTAGTCGGTAAGTGTATTATTGACCATAGCGCAAACTACCGTAGCGCCTTTTTTGGGATAAATTACTATGATATTCTGCCCTGGAGATGTGATACTGCTGAGGCGAACGTTAAGAAGCTCCGGGAGCCCCTCGCGTGATAAATTGCATGTGCAGCTTTCACGGTCGACCGATTCAACAACGCCTTCAGCTACCGTTATCATGCGGCCTTTTTTTTGCGACTCAATAAGAAGGTCAGCTATAGTTTTTTCTAAACTCATACTTTGTAGCTTATTTTGTTTTCGCGCTCAAAGCCGATTTTCAGGTCGTAGGTTATGCGCACTGATTCAATCAAATAATTGCCGGTAATGTCCTCATCCGGGTCAGTGATCTTAAGGGTGTCGCCGGGTTTTGTTTGCGGGGTTCCAAAGCCGGTAATTGAACCGGAGTAACCATCAAAAGCCAGGGTTTTATACCAGCTTTTTGCGTAAGTCTCAATTTCGCTTTGCGATAGGCCCGGGATGCTCATAATGTTAAGGCTTCCCTCGCCCTCTTTAGCGCCGGTTTCAAATGTCAGCTTCTTACCTTTACCCTGCTCGCTGGTAACCCTTACCCGTATTTTCTTATCCTGTTCGCGGGAGTACTTCAGATTATTTTGCTTAACCGGGTACTGGTACAGTGTGTAATCGTGTATAGTTCCCGTGCCGCGAACATCATAGGGCCACTGGCAGTATAAAACGCCGCTTTTTATGTAGGTGAAAAATCCGTAATCGCGCTGTATGGAAGTAAGAACCTCGTATGAGCTTGCATTACTGATTTGAAACGCGCCCAGGCTTACATCAGGGCATTCGATTTGATAACCGCTTGCAACGTACTTTAAAAGCTCTTTCAAGCTTATTTTAGCGAATGTTTTACACCAGCTATTCCGCTTCAGCGGATACATCTCATCATCAACCGTAAGCTTCAGGGGGGCGCCGCTTTCAATGTTTTGCAAATACCCGGTAAACTCTTCTATAAGGTCGCCGTTATAGCCTAGATTTATAACTACCTTATCACCTGTTTTCATGAGGTCGAGCACACCTTTGCCGTCAAGCTTTTGATAGTTACGTGGGAGGGTGATGGTTGCTTTATCGCCGAGCTCCTTAACGCTTTGCTCAATTGTAACGCTTGAGCATGAGTCAAAGACCAGGTTACCAATTTCGATTCTGCAAATGGGCTCTTTGTACATTTTACACCCCCTTTGTTCTTATTTCAACCGGGGCAACTGATATTGCCTGAACGCTGAATTTAACGGTGTCGGCGTAACCTTCAACAAAGCCAATTTGTAGTCCGGACTCAAAAAATATCTCACTGATATCCAAGTCCATGAATAGGTCACTTATTACGTTATAGGTTCCCCAGGAATTGAACATTTCGCGAACTGCCTTAACTAAATTGGATGGGTACTGGTGTGATTCCTGGTCAATCAAAATCCCCTGTATATTAATTGTCCAGGGTCTTAATCCAAAGTGCTCAATTACCTCAGTTTCTGAGCGGTCAATTTGTGTGCGAACTACGTTTTTATCGCGAGAGAAAGAAACCATCAGGGGTGGAGCCATGTACGTGGTTGAGTCCTCCCCTGATGTTGTTCCGAAACTGTAAGTCTTTTCAGTTTTGGTATTTTTGAAAATTACATTGCCAAAAGTAGTATCGGCAACCGTGTAGAGCTGAATGGGTTCTGAGCCTGAAGCGTTAGCATCCGGATCGGCGTAAATCGGCAGGTTAGCCAGGCGACCGAATAAAGCATTGGCATAATTACTGCCAACAAACCCGAACGCTCCCTGGTAACGCGCAATTAAAGTATTCAGACTTACACTACCCATTTTGCTTTTTTAAAAGTCCCATGTTTGCTAAATATTCTACCTGTCTGTACTTTTCCATCCAGGTTTCATCGTCAAGTTGTTCAGGAAAAGGAACGCCCAGGTAATAGCTGATGAAGGCGTTTCCCTTCCTTATGAAGTTTGCATTTTCCCTGCCGCGGCTATCCTCATCGTCATCAATATCGATTGTAGGATAGTCCGCTACAAGTTTTTTACAACTGCCTTTGGTGTTGGAAGCAGCTGGATAATTCCATCAGCGGCGGCAAGAAACAACTCCTCAACGGCTTTAACCTCTTCTTTTGAGGTGAGCAGGCATGAGTTTACAAGAATCTCTTTTGCCTTGTCAGGATTGCGGTCAATCCACTTTTCAAACTCGCTGAGCTCTTTACGGCCCGGTGTGCGGATGATTACGTCCAGAAACTTATCGCCGTTCTGGTCGAGCGGGAGAGATGCAAGTTTTACCTTTTCAGCTCCATAGCGTTCCTTCCAGGCTGCGATCATCTCGGCAGTAACACCGTGAGGGAGTATTATTTCAGCTACTTCTTTTTGATTTTGTTTCATTTTAAAGGCTTTTTAAGCGTTGTTGTAATCCACATCCAGGATGAATAGTTCAAACTGCTTTTTCAAGTCCATGTCGCCGCCGACATCGCGGCCCTGGCTTTGGAATTTTACAAGCAGGGTATCGTTAATGATATCATTGTCATCATTCACAAATGATACATTCACGTGGAAGGGTTTCACCTTTAGCAGGTCGCCGCCAGCGGCTTTCTCAATTGCGCTCGCGCTTGCAAGCCTCAAAGTAATTGAGCCGGTGTTACTCACTTTGCCCATGCTAAAGCTGGTAAGCTTGTTAGAGCCGAGCGAGTGATTTGGTTGATGCTCCTGAGCGGTGTTGTAGGTTACCTCTGTAACCTCAAAATCGATGCGGCCAAACAGGGCGACTGTTACGTCGCCGCTGTCGAAGGCCCTGCCGTTTTTCTTTACAAGTCCCATGTTATAAGGTTGTCTTTAGGTTAAGGGTTCCTTTGATTTTTCCGATTGTGGCCGTGGGCACAATAATGAAGCTTACCCTTAGCTCCTTTTCGCCGCTTAGCAGCTGCGAAAGTGGATCAACAGCGCTAGCCCCATCGGTTATCTCGCCGAGCTTCGCCATGTCGCTAAAAGCAACATCAGCAAGGTTTTCAAAATACTTGCGTATTGAAACTGGCAGATACCCGGTTGAGCTATCAACAGGAACGGTCAATTTCAATTTTGGAAGAAGTTTCTTCCGGAGCAGCCTTGCAGCTTTGTTGATTGTTGCGGCATGGCCCAGCGTGCTGATTTTGATGAAACCATCATCATCAACCCCCTCAGGTGAACAAACGTGGTCATTATTCCAGCGGAGGCCGGTAATGCCTGTGTATGAGAGGCCGAACACATAGCCTTTTGAATCCAGGTCGGAAAGGTCATCTTCAACGGCCTCAATTTTCTCGTGTGAGCTGAGCCCGGCAGTTAGCCAACGGCCACGGGTGGCGCTGCTAATGTCAAGTGTTTCAACTTCGCCAACTGACCTGTTTACCGATATTGCCGCTTTGGTTCCCATAAGGGTACCAACGTCGGCAAACTTTTGCCCAATTGCATTTTGAGTTTCGGCAAAGTCCCAGTCCTGGCCGATGCAAAGAACCACGTGCGTGGCCTCAAGCAATGCAGCTCCAACAAGGATATTGCGCAGGTCAAGAGCGGTGGCGCCTGTTCCTGAAAAGCCGCGTCCTTCAAGAATCATGACAACCGGCCTGTCGCTGCTCCAGCTCCACTCATGCAGTGCCTGAGCAGTTGCAATAGCGCCGCGAACATGCTCCTCAAGCCCGTCAACAATTACAGGTTCGTAAGCAACGGCGGGGTTGTATGCTACAGAAATATAGCTTACCAATCCGCCTGAAGCGATAACCAGGGCCTGGGCATGTGTATCAATCAGCTCGCTCATGGTGTCGGCCTGATCACCAACAACCAGGTAAAGCTTTGTGCCCTCACCGGCCATGCGGTAGAATTCAGAAATATGGCGATAAACACGCACCGCGTTGGTGGTGTCATAAGCCGCATCAATGCCAAGTGCCTCGGCATCTTTAGGTTTCGTAAGTGGGTAAACCACCCCGATTACAACGCCTGTGGCGCCGCCTTCAACAGTGGCAACAGCCGGGCCAGAAGCAATCAGCCCGGAGATGTTATCTTCTGTCTGGCTGCTGGCTCCGGTTGTGCCTTTGTTAAGTTCAAATCCGCGTATGCTCATAGCTATTCTGCTTTAAGTTTAGTGAGTGCCTTAAGTACTCGTCTGTCGTAATGCTGCAATGATTTGCGATCCTGGTTAACTGACAACATTGCATAGTTCAGCACGGTAAAATATTCGCCTTTGGGATTACGGTAAAGCTGGTCAACTTTGCAGCGATCCATGATCTCAAGAATCTGCTTTGCTTCGGAAACCATTTTGTCGCGTTTCTTCAGTACCGCTTCAACCTCAAGAACCTTCTCGGTTTCGGTTTCTGCTTTTTCTTCGGCAACCTGGTCAGCGGGCTGCTCGGTTTCGGTTTCTGCTTTTTCCTCAGTAACCTGGTCAGCGGGCTGCTCGGTTTCGGTTTCGGATGTTACCTCAGCTACAGCTTCGATAACTTCTTTAACTGTTGGCTCAGTGGGCTCTGCCACCTCCACAGGGGCCGGTGTGGCCTCCCCGGGGACTTCCGCGGTTTTCTCTTTTACAGCGGGTGCTGCCTTAGCGGCAGGGGGTTTTTTGCCCCCTGTGGCTTTGGCAAGATCACCGGCTTTTTTAGTGGCCTTTGACATGTTATTCTTCTGCTGGTACGTTATCAGAAACAATCGCACCGCGACCATCCTCGCGTTTTGGAAGCACAACAAAGTTGTGACGGAAGTTCACTTTGTTACGTTGGTATTCCGGGTCCTGCGCTGCTGGGGAAAAGTACATCTTTGTCCATCCGTTAGCTTTTGCAGCTCTCTCAACAACAAAATATACTGAAGCTTTATGGTCGGTACTTTCAGGTACTGCGCCATAAGCTAACTTTGCCTTTGTTGCAGGGTTAAAATATGGATTTCCAAGATAGTCATGAAATTCAAAACCTAGCTGACTGTATGGCTTGCCGGTTGTAGCATTATAATACTGATCTTTGAATTTCTGATCAGCAAAAAGCAGGTCGTTTACGTGGTCATTGCATAATACCAATCGCCTTCCCATATCCGGGTGGCCAAGATCATCAGCAGCTGCCTTAAGCCTGATTATATCGTCCCAGGTTAGCCTTTTACGTCCTGTGCCGTCGTCAGCCCCGGTAGTTAAAAGTACTGGCATTGCTGCCGTGTTTCCTGAAGGAGCCAGAGCATGAATAGCTTTCATAATCTTTGCCTTTGCAATTGCGGTGGCATGGGCATCCTTTACATTACCTATCTTATCATAAGATAGTGCGTACAGCTCATCATCAGTTACAGGAGTAACCTTAGTCTGATATTTGTCAAGTGTGATAACGATATCCTCTTCGCCTAGTTCCTGCAATGGAATAGGGTAAGTTGTATTGTTGATCAAAACATCTGGTTCAACGCCCATGTAAACTAAGTGAATCGCCTCGGCCTCATCGCCGACGGGGGAAACATACCTGGAATAATCGCTGATCCCGTCGAGGAACGTTGCCTTTAACAAAGTAGTTAAGGCTTTTACAACCTCTCCAGTCCAAACCTCCTTATACACGGTGGCCATCAGCACACCTGACATTGAGGGCATTGGAATGACGCTGATTGTAAAAAGTGAGCCGCTAACGGCCCACGGGTTAAGCCCGGTGGCAGACGCGATACCTGAGCCAAATGCCACTGCTACAAGCAGCGACATTAAAAGTGAAATCAAAATTTTTGTGGGTTTCATTGTTTGGGTTTTGGGTGAAAATTTGCTTTGAAAAAATAGGGGGCCGGTCTTCAAATTTCTGCCGACCCCCGCCTGCTCTCGTTGAAAGGTTTATCTTACAGTTCCGGCTCTGATTTATACTCAGCCTTGTAAAGGGCTTTAAATAATTCCGGATCGGTTTTGGGCATTGCCTCAAGAGCTTCCGGCGCTTTGGTCTGGTAGTCGTTCCAGCTCCAGCCTTTACGATCTTCAGCGGATGGATTACCCTCAGCGCCTTTGCCTGCAATCATTCCGGCAATTGGCTGGTAAGGCTTCATGTTAGCAAGGATAGCCTTCAGGCCATCGGCACCAAGCTTTTCGCCGTGGGTGTTATACTCGTCGGCTTGCTTGTCAGTAATAAGCTTGTCAGCAACGGCCTGAGCCACAATCTGACTGATTACCTGCTTGTTTGCGGCTGTGGCTGCGGCTTTTGCCGCGGCTTTCTCCGACTTCAACTTTTCGTCGAGCGCGGCCAGAACCTGCTCGTCGGTGCTCTCCTCTGTAACCCCGGTGAGAGAATACCGGGCAATCATGGCTTTTTTGTCCATTTCTGATTTTGGGTTAGTGAAACTTTTGTTTTGTGGGGATGCTCCCGAAAGAACTGCGGTAAACTTGTTGTACACGGCCTCGGCGCCCAGGGTTTGAGCTTCAGCCTTGTCGAGCTTCAGATCATTTTTTGCGGGGATTTTTTTGACGGCAAGTCCGAGCGCTACACACTCATCGGCATCAAACCAGTAGTCAACGCCGTCAAACCACTGCCTTACCTCCTCAGCCGTCTTTTTTGTCAGGCCGACCAGGGTTACAGTAAAATCCTTTTCAATTGATGTTAGCAGCTTTGCATACTGTACTAGCTGCTTAGCAACTCCGTGAGCACCTCCCTGGGGGGCGTGAATCATCATATAGCCGTTCTCCGCAATGTATGTGCGTGTCCCGGATGTGGTAATGATAGGGCCCATCGAAGCGCAAACGCCGTCAACATAAAAATCAACTTCACCGTTTTTTGTGAAATCCCGAATAAAATTCCTGATCAGGTTTCCATCAAAAACGCTACCCCCGTAGGTGTGAATGTGAAAGTCAAGTTTCCTGTAGCCATCCTTTGCAACATCTGCCAGAGCTGTATGAACGGCACGGAAGTCCATCCACATGCCTCCAACGTAGCCGTAAATTGTCAAAACCGCCTTGTCCTTTAGCTTTTCAAGTTTAAACATGTTCCCAGGTTTCCCGTGTTTGTGAGCTGCAAGATTACCGGGTATTTCGCGCCTGTACAAATAAATGTAATAGCCTTATACTAAACAGTATAAGTGTATTACTCTAATTATAATAATGCGCGCGGAAAGTTGAATTTTGCAGCAAAATCTTCTAAATGGCACTGAAAAAAGACGGCAAAAAGGACTGGACACGCGCGGAACTCAAGCGCTTGAAGTCAGTAATCGAAGACCTATACATCAACAAGGACTACACCCTTGAGCAGATTGCGGCTGAGTTCGATATTTCAGTTCAAACCCTGAGCAAATGGAAAAAGGGCGAGAAAGGGCAAAAGACCTGGGATGAGCGCAAGGTGTTTGTACAGCTTACCCCTACCCGGCTTAAAGAAATGCTTTTAGGTGAAGCCCTCAGCATCTCAGAGGGTAAGGAGCCAACTTTTAAAGCCGACTCAATCAGTAAGATTATGGCGGCTGTTGACCGGCTCGACAAACGGGTAAACCCGCGAACGGTAATCACGGTTATGAAAAACTTTGACAAGTGGATGGTTGACATAGACCCGGCCAAGGCTGTGGAGTTTGTCAAGTTTCACCGCATGTTCATTCAGTACGTAATTAGCCAGGAGGATTAATGGCAGACAAAAAGTATCTTCAGCTCATACAGGATTATGAGCGGCATTGCCAGCTGATCGTAAGGGCGTCGAACACAATCCTTAACGAAACGCCAAAGGCGAAGCTTGAGCGCATGAATCGCCTCGAGGGGGATTATGTTTCCTGGTTCGAGTATTACTTTCCGAACTATGCAAAAGTCAAAAGCGCCTGGTTCCACAAGAAGCTTGCAAACCTGATCATCAAAAACAAAATTATCAGGCTGCTGGCCGAATTATTCAGGGGAGCTGGCAAGTCGGTTCACATCGACATGGGCATTCCTTTGTTCCTGATGTTTGTGCTTCATGATCTTAAATTCATGCTCCTGGTCGGAGAGACTGAGCCGAAAGCAAACAAGCTGATATCAGGAATACAGGCTCAGCTGCAATTCAACAAAAGGCTGATTGAGGATTACGGCGAAAAGTTCAAGATGGGAGACTGGAGCACTGGCGACTTCCTTACCGTTGACGGCGTTCGCTTTATGGCCATCGGTTTCGGGCAGAATCCCCGAGGTATCAGGGAGGGCTCCGACAGGCCAGACTATATCGTAGTTGACGACGTTGATAACCGCCGGCACTTCAAAAATGAGCGGCTTATGAGCGACTCGGTTGATTACATAACCGAGGATGTGTGGGGAACCTTCGATAACATGGAGGGTGGCACCGAACGCTTTATTTTCGCCAACAACAACACCCACAAAAAGAGCATTACAAACCGTTTGAAACTGTATTTCAAAAATGCAATTCAGAAGGCAAAAGAGGAGGGCGATAAGTCGCCTTTCTATGTGCTCACAGTTTGTGCTGTTAAAGACCTGAATACATTCACTCCGGAGTGGGTCGAAAAAGCCTCGTCCGAGTACTGGCGCAAAAAGTTCAGGGATATGCCTTACCGCTCATTTATGCGTGAGTTTATGCACGTGCATGTTGAGGAGGGGAAAGTATTCAAATTTGAGTTCTTCCAGTGGCGGGAGCCGCGGAAGTTTGCCGATTACGACGCCCTTGTCATGTATGGAGACCTTTCATACAAGGCAACGGCCTGTTTTAAGGGCATGTGGCTGGTTGGGAAGTGCGGGCGTGAGTTCGATATCATTCACGGCTTTTTGAGGCAGTCAACGCGCCCGGCGATCGCTGAATGGCTATATAACCTTTATGAGGACAAGAAGCTTGATAAGGCTACGATTAAATACCTTATTGAGGGCCTGTTTGCTATGGATGAGTTTGTTAACGATTTTGACGAGGAGGGCGACAAGCGGGGATATTACATCCCGGTGGTTGCCGATAAGCGTACCAAAATTGACAAGGACGAGCGCATCGAAGCAATGAGCGCATTTTTCGAGCGCAGGAACGTTTTCTTCAACCTGCTCGAGCGCGACAATTACGACCAGGTTGAGCTGCGCGATCAGCTGCTTGCTTTTGAAAAAGGAAGCGAGGTGGCAAAGGACGGCCCCGACTCGCTCGAGGGTGCAATAACAAACTGCAACCGTGTTGGCTTTGTTGAGAAATTCCCGGCGCGTACAAGCAGCCGGTCTGAGGTGAGAGGTAAATCTAAAAATCAATTCTAATGAGTTTTCTATTAAACACCGACTGGGATATTCAGGTGCGCTCAGAAATTGCCCGCATTCTTGACCCGTCAACCGAAAAGGGGAGATTGCTACAGGCTGAAATTGCAGCCGTGGCACAAATTAAGAACCACCTTTCAAACAGGTATGACATAGCCGCCATTTTTGCGCCGGTTCCGGAGGGTGGCCCTGATGTACGCGACAAGTACATAGTGATGCTCACCATCGACCTGGCATTGTATCACCTATGGAGCAAGGAGGGGCCGAATAGCATACCGAAAACCCGCGAGCTGCGATATTCTGACGCAATTCAGTGGCTCACAGCAGTACAAAACGGCAGACCGTGCAACCTGCCGTTACTCCCAAATGAGGATGGCACAATCACAGGCGATGTGCGCATTTGGTCAAGGCACAAACCAGAGGACAACAGGTACTAATTTAACCAGGCAAACACATGAAATTTGAAATAGGATCAAAAACTTACCAGTTTGGCCGGGTTAAGGCTGAGGCGAAATCAAAGCCGGGGCAGGTTGCCGCTAAGGATAGTGTTATTATCAGTCAGCTGGCCAAAGAGGCTGTTGACCGGGCAAGGGCTGAAATTAAGAAATGGCGTGATGCAATGACCGCCATTGATGATCCCGATAACCCGCGCTGGGCATTATTGCAGGATTTGCTCGACAACCTGAGCACCGATGGCCACCTCATGGCGTGCATTCAGATCCGCAAGGCGGCAACCCTTAGCAGCCGGTTTTATGTTAAGGATAAAATAACCGGGAAGGAGCAGGATGAAAAAACAGCGCTGTTTATGACCGAGTGGTTTCATACACTGCTTGATCAGCTGCTCGACAGCGTTACTAAAGCTTACACCGTTGTAGAGCTATCCGACCCGGCTGTTATGGGATGGACAATGTGGCCACGGCGCAATGTGTGCCCGCAAAAACACCGGCTTTATTTTGAAGCGTTTGGCGATAAGCATATCGTTTACACCGACCCGGCTTTCACCAAAAACGTACTGGAGCTCCGGAGCTCTCACCAGTTCGGGATTTTGAACGACATTGTGCCGCAGCTTATCTGGAAGCGTAATGCTCAGCAGGCATGGGCCGACTTTACCGAGCGTTTTGGAATACCGCTTGTAAGTGCCACCACCAACAAAAGCGACAAAAAAGAGCTTGATCGAATTCAGACAATGCTTGATGCGCTTGGGCAATCGGCAACGGCGCTTCTCCCTGAAGGGACAACCATCACCATCCACGACCAGTCAACAAAGGGCGATCCATACAAGATATTCCAGGAACAAATTAAAACCTCTAATGAGGAGGTTTCAAAACGGATACTTGGAGGTACCATGATTACCGATAACGGGGCTGCAAGGAGCCAGAGCGAGATTCACGAGCGCACGCTCGACCAGAAGATTGCCGAGAGCGACCGCCGCATGATTGAGTTTTTTGTTAACGGAAGGCTTATGCCGTTGCTACGGCAGTGGGGCTTTTCGTTTGCCGATAACGATCAGTTTATTTTTGACCGCTCGGAGGAGTTGAACCTGAGCGATCACTGGAAGATCGTTAATGAGGCTTCCCAAACTTATGAAATGGACCAGGAGTGGGTAAGCAATCGTTTCAACCTTCAGATTGTAGGCCGCAAAAAACAGGCTGAGCCTGAAAAGGTTGACAACAATAAAAAAGGGCTTTCCTCAAATTTTCAGTAGGGAACAGCCCAACGGCCAGTGCCGTTCCCAAACTTTATGAGCCGTGCCCCCACTGCGGTGAGTTAAAAATAACCGCTCAGGGAGGCTTACCCGCCGGAATCGGCCCACAACTCGACAAGGAGCTGGATAGGGTGTTACGCGCAATATATGACGGCAAAGCCGGGGAGATTGACCCGGTAATGGTTCAGGTAATTGGCGGCGTGCTCGAAAAGCAGGTGTTTACAGGTTTCGGGAATGATTTCCTGGGCGTTGATTTTAAAACCACCGATGGCGATATGCTTACCCGGCTCACCCGCGACACCTGGTCGTTTGCATCCGCTAAGAACTATCA